TCATCTTGTACGGTCGCGCGCCGTCTTCGCTTTATGGCAAGGCCAGCACAGACTTTGCAGGTTGTTATCTGCATCAGTGCCACCGTGAGCTTTAGGAATGATGTGGTCGACGGTTTTGGCCTCACGCACCACACCACCACGCAGGCACAGCTGGCACAATCCTTTATCGCGTTTCAGGATACGGGCGCGGATAACAGTCCACTTCGAGCCATAGCCACGCTGGTGGCGGCTCAGTCCGCGTTGATGCTGTGCCCATCCTTCACCACGATGTTTTTTGCAGTAACCCGAGGTGTCTGTCGTTGAGCCTGCACAACCATGCTTACGGCATGCGCGGGGAATTCGTGATGGCATAGAACTTCACTCTCCTGATGCTAAAATAGCTACCCCATGAAAAACCAATACGGAGAAAACATGAAAAACACTATTTCGAAAGGATTTCACCGGACAGGTATTCTGTTTGCTACCCCAATATTCATCTTTGGCCTTTTATTTTTATCAGCAGATACACCGGAGATGGGAATGTTAATTTCTCTGATATGCGCACTGTTTGTATACGGCGCGCTAAGACTTGTCGGATGGACTATCAACGGTTTCATTAAAGGCTACTGAAAATATTGTTGCAGCCCATCATGAAGGGCTGCTGTAATACCAATGTTCGATATCTGAATCGTGAAAACTGAAATCAGCATTACTTATTCGAAAACACCGCATGCAGCAGAATTTTTTGTTTTCCGGACACGCTGGTCCATGTCATTTTTCAGCAAAATATTCTGCCTGTGCGGGTGATCAGTTCTGCGTACATTGCCGCACGCTATTAATAAGCTGGCAGATCTGAGAAGCTGCATCGAAAAGATGACGCGCTTTTTCCAGGCTGACACAGCCCACCAACAAAAAGGGCACCAGTATCGCTACCAGTGCCCATCTTGCCGCCACGCGTGGCGTTCGGTGTGTCCAGTGTCTTCGTTTCATATCACCACCAACACACTAACGCTTTAACTGAAAGTGAGGCCCGTCCTTCAGCGTGCGCCAGTCTCCACCCCATTCAATGGGTGTTTCAAGCTCTGATGCAGCCTGCTTAAATGCCCTGGCAATTTTCTCGTACAAAGGCCACTCCCATGACACCTGGCTGCCAACGTAGGCCACAACATCAACCGCATCGCCGGTCAGATGGCGACTGTTCATCGTCTGGCTTTTGCCTGCGGCGACCAGTTGTTTCTGACGGTATTTACTGCGCAGACCTTCGGTGATACCAAAATCAACTTCCGTCAGTTCCAGAGCGCGACGCACTACCGCCACCAGTTGCGGCTTAACGCCTTCCAGATTCTTTTCACTGCGACGACTGAATCTGAATTTTCCCGACATACTTACCTCAGTAATGAAAGGATTTTTGACACATTCCCGCGCGCCCATATCACCAGCACGCAGAACAACAGATTAGCCAGCACCACCACCCAGTTACCGGGAAGAGGACGACCGCACAGATAACTGAGCGGCGCAACCGCATAGACAAGCATCAGCAGCCAGGCCAGCCACGACACCAGCGGTTTATGTGTGGCACCTTTTCGACGGTAGAAAAAAAGCGCCAGCACGATAACCGTACATAGCGCCACATTCAGCAAACCGGGAAGATTACCCACCATTACCACCTCCTCCGCCCCGCAGACGAGAGAACAGCCCAGATATCAGCAATGAAATCTCCTGCTGGTGGATGAACGACAGAATCTTCACTGACACCACAGACACCAGCACCGCACACAATGCATCTATCGAGGCGCTGTCATATCCGGCCTTATCAGCCAGGAATGAAGCCAGCACTTCTGCCCCCAGCACGCCGATGATGAAAGACACCACAAAGTGGCCCACAATCCTCCAGGCTGAAAGCGCCTGTGGCATCGTGGCCACAAACAGCGCCCCGGCAAATGCGCCAAACACAATCCCAAAATCCGTACCGGTGAACACGCCATATGCAGTCGCCCCACCAAGCGCTGCAGCAGTGCCCGTCCCGGAGACGGGTTCTGTAGCCATAATTTCTCCTGTAAATAAAAAAGGGCCACCAGCGGCCCGTAAAAAACAACACCCAGTCAAAGGCACCCGCAGATGCCTTTTGTATGGTGCTATTCAACCTTACGGATTAACGGCCAGAGCAGTGCAACCACTCCGACCACCAGCACACCATCCGCCAGCATCGACATCAGGTGCCCGGTAAAATCCACCGCCACTACCAGAAACAGCAGGACGGCAGCCAGCACAAGGCGCGCACTTTTCACAGGTACTGGTCCAGCGGCAGTTGCAACGCCTGTGCAATTTTCTTGAGCTGGGCTTCTTCCTGTTCACCGATGCCGTCCTGGTCAGCGATATCCAGACACAGACACAACACATCAACCGCTTCAGCTGTTCCAGCCACATCAGCCAGTTCACGCAATGCCTGAGCATTCGCGCTACGCGGTGATGCTTCGTAACGGGCACGAATATTCGCGCTCATCTGGGCAATCTCACCAGAGAACGGCGCAAAAGCCGGAAGTGCCGCAATGGTTTTCTCCAGCACCGCGATTTCTTTTGCATCACAGGTACCGTCAGCGTATGCAATGGAATATGCGCCCCAGACGGTCGCCTCCACCGCGTCGCGGTTCTCCATCTTCTTCACTTCAACAATTGCCTTGCGGGTTTTCTTTTTGAAAATACCAAACATCGTGACTTTTCCTTTAAGTGGGTGAGCCTGCGCCCAGGAGTGACCAGCCCACAGAGAAAGTCACACTGACCATCCCGTAAGCTCACCCCTGAAAGGCTCTGTGGTTTTTGATGTGCGCCGGGCGTGGCGCGGATATGAAAAAGGCCCGCCGTAGCGAGCCTGTCAACACAAGTTGTTACAACTGATAAAAAGTGTGATTTTCATCCCTGAACATGCACCTGAATGTTATTTCTGTTGGCCTCAGGAGCAAGTTCATTATAAGCCTTCACCAATTTCACTAATTTTTCGTTGGCATACATAAAGGCTTCAAAAGTGGCTTTCATTTTTTCGGAATTAACAATTTTAACATCGTCATCACAATAGCGGTCCGGAGTGCAATATAAAACTGAGAGCAGACTAAATGCCTGAGCGCGCTCAGCATAAACATTGTCGATTTGTTTTTTTAGATACTCACAGCGTTCTGATGCTTCTGGAACTGGATTAATCATATTATCCCTTCAAAGCACGAAGTAATATGCTAACAACCCCTGTAAAACAAAAAAAACCACCTCACGGGAGATGGCGGTCAAAAAATTGCATGAGATATATTTTATTATAATTCATACACCTGTTGCAGGTTATATGCGTGACAGAATCAGGATTTCTGTGTCTCAGAATATTAATGCAGTGCCGGGTTCTTCCTCCCGGAGGGTCTTGCGCCAGCATCAAGACCCGTAACGCATTGAATAAACGCAGACCTGTGCTGACTTACCTCAGTTAATCTGAGTTTCACTGCATTCAGATAGAACTTTATTGTTTTCCCGGTCCCAACAACTATAAAAAGTACTATTTGAATACATTAAAAATGTGTGACACGAGGTCTGCAACTGGTTTATACCACAGACCGAGGAGTGTGACAGAGTGGCGATGCAACGCCAAATTTTAAACCATCCCCATAAACTCTCGCCTACTCGCGCCACAAATAAGCCACCAACGATAGATAGGAAACCTTAATAATAAATGCGCCTTCGTAAGCTTATATAGTACAGTTAAAATTATTTTTTTTCAACCCAAAGCAATGCCACTTTCTATAGATCAGTTCTAATTATCCATTAAATCCAAAAAAACAAATCAGTAAAATTTATTTAATTAGCTCGCATTTCCATTAAAAATGCCCACACAATGGCGGCATAAAAAAAGATGCTGCATTGGCATTTTTACATAACAAATTCGGATGGGCCATCCCCGAACGATTTCCCCATGTCTACCTCAGCCACTCTCTCGGAAATGACCCATTCGAATTCTATGTGATTAAATTGAGTTGTAAGGTATGGCTTAAACTCCATGTAATTGAAATACCCAACCCTCAGAATAAGGCCGCCAGCGCTATCAGCGATATTCCTGTATAAATAGCAGCTTCGGCTACTCGGGTTTTTATATGCTTATCGGCCAGATGAGCGATAAAGAAGCAAAGCATTCCACCTAAAACAAACCATACTCCCATCGATATCCCCTTTCTCCACAAACGCCCTTTTACTGGCTTATAGTCGCAACCAGCACAACATCTGAACAAACTCTTATTTGTTCAGAATCCCTTGTCTGTTGTCACAATTCAAAAGTGAATGCCCTAAAATCCTGAGATCCAAGCTTATAGGAGCCTAATTGCACGTGATAACCATCGCCACGTACCTGTAGTTCTTTTCTTGCCATATATTCAGTTGCAAAAACACCCACAAGATGCCACGGAGCAGGACGAATTACAGCCCAGCCAATCACTCTTTCATGGTCTGTCGGATCGTGCGGTAATCCATGAACTACAAACATATATCATCTACCTACTCGGTTGCCCTTCTTCCTCCGCAATTTTCTTGAATTTTGCCAGGAAGTTATACATTGGCCTTATACATGGATAGGGATAACCATCACGCATAAAAACAACACGCCTCTCCTCAACACTGATTATTGTTACCAATGTGCCTCGATCATCTTTATAACTTTGACGGGGGCACGGATAATCATTCATGTCAAACATACAACACAATATACATTTGATAAAAAAAACCACCTCACAGGAAGTGGATGGCAATAGGCACGTGATAAATCATGTAGTTATTATTGGTACTATCGTTTATTGCATGCCGGACGTAGCATTTCCCATGAGGCATCGAGTGGTTCCCTACTCCCAAAACAAACCCACGACCTTTGACGTGATATTACCCGGTCGTTCCACAGCTGGGAGCTCCTCAATATTAAATGCAGCGCCGGTTATACCCGGAGAATCCTCAGTCAGCCACTGGGATTCGCAACGATTTGATCAAACGCAGACGAGGATGCTGTTTTGCCCCACATTGCGTGGGTATCACTGCATTAAAATGGTGTCTCACCACCATGTCAGTCCCGTTCATCACAACAACAAATAACGGCAAGACACCATTTGAATGCAAAAAACATGGCACACAGCCCCCTATGCAGCTGAGAAGCGAAATTACCCACTATTTCTGCCCCGCTTCGACTAACTTTCGTTAATCTGTGCCATTGACTCATAAGCCAAATTTGTCAGTCTAAGTTTGAGAGCCATTCCTGTTCTGCACGGGGATGTAGGCAGTACTGAACTCTCATTTTCCCTTTCAGACACTCTACTCACCTGAAAGGAAATCGGAGCGGGTAGCGGGAGTTGAACCCACATCATCAGCTAGGAAGGCTAAAGTAGCCGAGGTAATAATCATTATACGATACCCGCAAATGGTGCCGACTACCGGAATCGAACTGGTGACCTACTGATTACAAGTCAGTTGCTCTACCTACTGAGCTAAGTCGGCATTAAGTTGGTTCTTCAGGGACATCCATGACCGAGCAATATAAAGTCACCCATCAGAACCGCTGCAAATAATACGGATAGAGCATTTGTATTCAACAAAATCAATGTCAAAAAATGTAAAGTTTTATTATCCATTCATTAAATAGAACTATTAGATAAAAAAATAAAAGAATACCAATGCTGTTTTATTTTTGAATATGCATTTATTTTCGTTTTGAAATAAAAACCGCGAGATTCGGGTTTCATAAAAAGTTCATGCCCTTCAATTCACCTCACAATACAGTTTTGCGAAGCGTATTTGTTACCGGTTACTCGCATTGCAGCCCCACGAATAGCATCGACACCGATCAGCCCAACGCCATCACCGCCATCACCGCCAAAATAGGCAATGCGCAAACCAGCTGTAACGATCAACATAATAACTGCACCCAGCGGGGTATCTCCACACAACCTGCTCTGGAACAACTCCAGCCAGTCCGGCCAAGTATTTGAGTTATGAGGCATTTGTAGTTATCTCTCACCTCGCTGATACAGCAAGTACAAATTGAGGGAATACCACGTACCGCACATCAGAAGCGGAAACGTCAAAGAAGCCGAGCCAGAGGATAACTGCGGGATAGACCAAGCCAACGCACACCCAGGCCCAGAAACAACAAAACCCGCTCAATGGCGGGTTTAAGCTGTGTGGCGAAGTAACCACTCTTAACAGATTACGATAAAATTTGCGGACCGCGGTAATTTTTTTTGCTAAATTAAAGCCATATAAAAAATAAGACTTACAAGAAATTATTAGGATGCTAAGATTTAGCATGACTACTATTGCGCAATCATAGAAACAAAAAAAACTTAAAATTGGTTTTTACACCAGTAGTTCTGGGACTATCCGCAGCCATTCAGTTGCTAAGCAGGCAATTGAAAATCTGTATAATACTTGCGTAACCGTTACGAATAATCATTTTGATACCATTTATAGAAATAAAAAGTTAAAAATAGCTTTTATAAATAAAGATACAAAAGCTAAATATTTCTTCGGCTACATGTCATGCTCACGAGAAGAATATCTCCTTCCTTATATTGGTGATGAACACTGGAATGAGCACAACATACCACTAGATGATAAAAAATACATAGTCGAAAGAACCTATTTTTTATATTATTACGATAGTGATATTTTAATATTAACTCAAAATCATCTTGGGCCGAAAGAATCAGATTTAGCTTATCTGCTTTACAGCCAGAGTGGTAACCCTGGAAATAACTTTTCATTCCAAGCCATCTGGAAAAAAGAGAGCGTCAAAGAGCTACTTGAAACAGGTAGTACTTTGAGAAGTTGTGATATTGTCCTGGCTGCTCCCAGGAACTTTGATGCAACAAATTACCAGCTAAATAGTTCATTTTCTAAGGAACTGGTAAATATGATGGTAGGTCTGGGTGGAACACGTCTCAAGTTAAATCTAAGGGGGCGTGCATCAGGGAGATTAAAAGTTAAAGGTTATTTATCAGATCTCGTGAAGGATGGTATTAAAGAACTCCTTGAAAAAATGCCGGGAATTGTAAAAAAAGCGGCAGTAACACAGCCCAAAAATACCGTTGAACAAAGTCTTCTTGATCAGGTACTCATTTCAGAAAAAAACATATATACCGTTAATGGTTATGGCACTGATAGTGATGTTCTGCAAGCCATGATTTCTGCTAAAATTGATAACAATGAATACCTTAAGCAATACGATATCAGCAAAAAGAAGGTATAGGATATGTTATTGAAATACTTAAGAAACCTGATTGCAAGTGTTTTTTGCACATTGTTCCTACTGAGGTATATCCCTCAGATGGGGCATACTGACATACTTACAGCCTCCGGGGTTATTTCAACTGTATCCGGTATTTTATTTGGTTTTATTTTAGCCACGATCTCAATTTTTAGTGCAGCTAGCGAAAACTCAAACGGAATAATAAAAGCTTCAAAAAACAATAAAATACTTCAAGTTATTATTGTAAACCTATTAACCGCAGGTGCAACTTTAATTACGGCATGCGTTATTGCTTTGATAGCAATGTTTGCCAATGAAAAGACATTGTTACATGGAGAAAAAATAGAATTCATTTTAATTATCGAATCTTTATATCTTCTTATCATTTCAGTAATAACTTTTGCCTTTACATGGAGAAAAGTAAACTGGATACTCCCCCACATTTAAAAAGGGCAGAAATGCCTTTTTTTCTACTCCATTTCAAGTTTAACACCCAGCATAGAAAGACAGCCATCTATAAAGCCCTCTGCCATCTGGATCTCTATTCGTATCAATTTTTCATCTTTTTTGCGAACCTTTGCGATCTTCCGTTTCGGGATGCCATACAGGTAATGAGCCACAATCAGAGAGTGCTCATACGGTTTTCTCTTCTTAAGAAGAGCAAGGCAACCTTCAATGATTAATGCATCACTATCTGAACAAGCCATACGCGTCTTGCCGGTATATGGCAGAAGCCCCTTAAAACCAGCAGCTATCGGTGAATAGTCAACACCTGAACTATCACTCGCAGCCCAGGCTCCCCATAAATCTAAAACCTTCTGTATATCACGCATTATTCTTCCCCACTTACGCAAGAACGCCAATTGCCAGCGCGCGATCGATAAAACGAAATATCAACTCCAACTGGGAGCCATACTTTTCTTCAAATGCCACGGTGTCCACATGTAGCTCGTCGTGATGCCTTCTGCACAAAGGCAACACAAAGAGGTCATGAGCTTTTGTCCCCATTCCACCCTGACCGTGGCCAATCAGGTGATGCGGATCATCAGCGGGCTTTCCACAACATGCACACGGCTGCGTCTTAACCCAGCGCGTATACCTTTCGTTAACCCAGCGGCGACGTTTGGGACGTAACATAAAAGATTCCGGCGACTCCGGATCCACTTTTAGCGCCAGCACCTTTTTGGCTTTATCCTGGATGATGCTGGTGGCCGGAACCGAAGGTACAAGGTCACTCTCACGGGTTACCGATTGAACTACTGGCTCCGGCAATCTCAGGACCTTACAGGCTGCGCTTTCCGGCAGAACATCAGCCAGTTCATAGCGAACCAGCCACCAGCACAGTTCCGGTACCCACACGAATTTTCATCGCTTTGACCATCAGCTCCATGCTCATGCTGCACCTCCGATGCGCCTCATGTTTTTACCGGAACGGAATGCAATAAGCGGCATGTTGACACGGTAATTACGGCCCAGCGGCTCACACACGACTTTCTGGCATTCGAGATCAACCAGGCTTACACGTAGAACATGTCCTTTGGGTGTCGTGTACCACTGCCCTGGACGAGGGCAGCAGGAAGTCTGGTTGATAAGACGTTTGAAGATATTCCGGATCATTTGCGCCCCCTTACCTCTGAAGGGTTCAGTGTCATATTGATGAGACTGGCAAGCGCCGCAGCGTCATTGATGCGGTCATAAAGGCTTACAGCCAGCGGAGATTCCATTTTGGCCAGCATGGGATAGAGTTGTTGCAGCCAGACTTTGTGAATTACCGACAGATGGGAGTAAAGAACGCTGGCGTTCTGCGCTACGTCGTTCAGTGAAGAAGGCTTTGAAAGCTGTTTCTCCATCTGGTTAAAGGCATTGATGTATGCCTCTTTAAACCGGGCTGCACGTTTGCCAGTGAAGCCCATAGCAAGGAATGCGAAGCCATCGCGGGTGATTTGATAGCAAGGAAGTTTGCGGCCTGTGCAATCGGTGTATTCGCTTGGCTGAAAATTCAGCTCAGCAAATTCAACCGAGCACTCAAGCGTCTGGATTTTTTGAATAACGTTTTTATGTTGCTTGCAGAAATATTCGGCGACTGCCAAAGAAGAGGTAACGACCTTACCGTGGATAACATCGATTTTTGGGTGAGTTTGGGTAGGGGTGGTTGCCATAGTGACATCCTCATGTGCGAATTTTGAAAACTCACCACATAAGACGCCAATCATAGAGGTGGTGAGACGTACAGGGTTGGCGTAACCGGTCGCACATGACCCCGGCGCATCTTTCGATGCCCCTGCACGCCCCACCATAATTTGGATGTGAGGAAACGTGCGCAAAAAAACCGCTGAAGCGCGGTTATGCGCATGTGCGAATTTCAGGACGCCAATCCCGGCACCCGCTTTATAAGGTGCCTGAACAGTGTAACGTCCAGAAATTGCAGAATCAATATCAACGCCCTGTTGGTGCTTCACACTCAACAAAGTCACGCCTGAATTTCCACAAAGGACTAAAACACTCATGCGGGTATCCTTCGCGCAGGTAGATAACTCGCTTGGTTTCTGGCTCCCACCTAATGACATGAACATAAAACCCTCTCCTGTCACGAAACCAGCGGTTAAGTTCCTGCACGACTCATCCCCCACAGTCAGGTAATGTTCTCTGTGGTTACTTACGACCAGGCCATTTGATAATCTGCACTCATGTCGTAACGGCTGGCGCTCATAAGCCTCTGGCGCCACCTGTTGCGACAAACGGTTATTTGCCGTTAAACTGTTCATGCGTTAGTTTCTCCACAGACACAAAACGCCACGGCGCCCGGAGCTGCACACTCGCGGGCGTCACTCTTTTCTGGGGCGCAAAAAATTTTGTAGACCAGTGCTGCATGTTCCTGGAGCTTCGAAATTGACAGATACAACTCGTCGTTAATGGCTGTTCGCTCGTGAGGTTCCACCACCCCATCTTCAATTGCTGAACGAATCTGTTTTGAATAACTGCCGATCTGCTCAATAACCTCCAGCAGACGCTGGTTAATATCAGCGTTCTCCACGTCCTCAACTTCCGGAAGCGATACAAACACCCCATTAGCAGACTGTGCGACAGCATCAGCGATGTAGTGAGTACCACTTGCTCGCTGTAACACCATTGCCCAGCCAAGCGGGAAAATCTGATCGCCATCTGCACGAAGGCGGTTGAATAATGCGTTCTCAGTTACATCCAGCCACTCAGTTGCTTCGGCATAACCCCCCGGCAACGCCGCAATAGTTTTCCTGACAGCCTTCACATACCACTCAGGCTGTTTTTCTACCTTCCAGTGACACTTACCCACGGCTCACCTCCTGTTCCTGTGGTTTCAGCTCGCTCTGGTTTTGGCTAGATTGAAAACGAGCCGGGTAGAGAATCTGCATTTCGCTAATTTCACCCTTGAAAAATTTGGCGAGACGTTCCGCGAGATCGATGGATGGAACCTGCTCCAGTCTCTCAATACGGCTTAACGTCGCCTGATTGACCTGAACACACTCAGCTACATGCTGTAATGTAAAACCATGCGCCTTACGCACATTTCGTAATGGTGATTGCATACACCCTCCAATTATTGCGTCATGTGCATGTTATTTGACGCAAGTAAATTGCGCAAGTTGATTTGCTTAACTCGCAATAAAGAAATGTAATAAACGCATGAGCATAGGAAACCGAGTTAGACAGCTTCGCCAAGCGAAGAACATGAAAATTGCCGACCTAGCTGAAGCCATTGGTGTGGATTCGGCGAATATCTCACGCCTTGAAACAGGTAAGCAGAAGCAATTTACCGAGCAAGCCCTGGGCAATATAGCCAAGAGCTTAGACGTTGAAATTGCTGATCTCTTTACCTCTGAACTCAAAAATAATACTGTATATAAAAACAGTATTAGTGAGGGTGATGTGCAGGTGAAGGATGTATTCCGTATTGAATTGCTGGATGTCAGTGCCAGTGCGGGAAATGGCCTTATCCAGGGTGGTGATGTCATTGATGTGATTCATGCTATCGAATACAGAACTGATAATGCTTTATCGATGTTTGGCGGCCGACCTGCCAATCACATAAAAGTCATCAACGTTCGTGGGGACAGTATGTGTCCAACCATTGAGCCTGGAGATCTAATCTTCGTTGATATCAGCATCAATCAGTTCGATGGTGATGGTATCTATGTCTTTGGTTTTGACGACAAAATATACGTTAAACGACTGCAAATGATCCCAGACAAACTGTTGGTAATTTCTGATAACCAGATTTACCGTGAATGGGGAATCACCAGCGAAAACGAACACCGATTCATGGTCTTTGGAAAGGTCTTAATCAGTCAGTCGCAAACCCTTAAGCGACACAATTAAGCCAGCATACTCTTCATCGGCCACCACTAGGTGGCTTTTTTTTACTCTATGGGTTGCATATCTCGCAATAAAAATACTTGCACACTACGCAATTTCATTTTATCTTTCCCCACAGACAAACGAACAGGCGAAACACCAAAGAAACTTTGGTTGTAACACGGCGTATGGCACATGCGTCGTTAGCGGTCTGGCAACGTTAAAGGGGCAAACCTCCCCTAGCTCGGCGAACAAGTCAGGTAGCCGGAATGTGCAAGCCAATGAGGGTACGTATAGGGCGCCTAACCAGCGTGGCGATTCGGTTTGACGCCTGGGAAGAGACCAGGATGCAACGATGAGAGCATTTATGGATCCGCAACAAATGTGGTGTCTTAACTGGCTAAGTGCTCTCAGCGTTGTGGTAATCCGCGAAATGGCGCGGCGGTAAGTATGGCCGGGTTACGCTTTCCCGAGTTGAGGACACCGGATTGTCAGGTTGACCATACGCCTGAGTGGCAATCCCGCCACAACTCCCATTGCTTTGGCGGTACCAGTTTTTTCCTTAGTCCTTTCTGGTACCGACCTTTTTACAAAACAGAGAAAAGTATCCCCGGATGACGGGGTCATAACCCGATCCATCCTGATAGTTGTGGCCACTGATGCTCTTATCTGTTTTGTGGAGAAACTAACCGACCTTACAGGGTCGATATGCAGAGACTGAACAGTTAGTGAAGTAACAAGGTGATCGCATATGCTTCAAATGTTAACTCTTGAAGAATGGGCCTCTGAAAAATACAGAAGTAATCCTCCAAGTGTGTCCACATTGCGTCGTTATGCTAAGCAGAATTTATTTTGCCCACCGGCCATGAAACAAGGTCGGTTATGGCGAGTGCGTGAGGACGCCGAATTAGTTGGGGAGTTGGTAACACCAGTAATCAAGAAAAATGACTCATTACTTTTGCAACGGATTTTGAGTGATGGCAGCCAGACCGCGTAAGAATAATGTTTCAGTCCCTAACTTATATCCGCTTTATAGTCGGAAGGTAAATAAAGTCTATTGGCGGTATAAGCATCCAATAACAGGGAAATTCCATGCTTTGGGAACAAACGAAGCTGAAGCCATCGCTATTGCCACTGAAGCCAATACACGCCTGGCTGAGCAAAGAACTCGGCAGATTCTGGCTATCAGTGACAGGATCGCAACCAGCAAAGGGAAAGCAATCACAACGTCAACCTGGTTAGATCGCTACCAAGCGATCCAGGATGACAGACTGAAAAGTGGTGATATAAGACTCAACACCTATAAGCAGAAAGCTAAACCAGTATCCTTGCTTAGGGAACGAGCAGGAATGAAGTTGATCTCAGCCGTTGATGTCAGAGATATAGCACAATTGCTTGAAGAGTATATCTCTGCTGGACAACCTAGAATGGCCCAAGTCGTAAGGTCTGTATTGATCGATGTGTTTAAGGAAGCACAGCATTATGGCGAAGTTCCACCAGGGTATAACCCTGCTCTTGCGACGAAGCAACCCAGAAGGAAAATTACCCGTCAACGCCTCAGCCTGGAAGAATGGCAAAAAATATTCGATATCGCAGACGCCAGTCATCGTTACATGGGAAATGCAATGTTGTTAGCGCTGGTTACCGGTCAACGTTTGGGGGATATATCTAAAATGAAATTCAGCGATATTTGGGATGACCATCTTCATGTCATTCAGGAAAAAACCGGGAGCAAAATCGCTATCCCCCTTTCTCTTCGCCTCAATGCGATTAACTGGAGTTTACGCGATGTAATAGCCCGCTGCCGTGATTATGCAGTCAGTCCATACTTAGTTCATTTTTTCCGCTCAACATCACAGGCAGAACGTGGGGCGCAGGTTAAATCCAATACATTAACGATGAATTTTAGTAAAGCGAGAGATTTAGCAGGAATTGACTGGGGAGAAGGTTCACCTGCCACATTCCATGAGCAAAGGTCTTTATCTGAACGTCTGTACAAAGAACAGGGGTTAGATACACAAAAACTACTTGGTCATAAAACGCAGCGACAGACAGATCGATATCATGACGACCGAGGCAAAGGATGGATCAAAGTAGCGTTGTGAAAATTTGAACTTCTCAGCGTCACCTTTAAATTTTTATCCATAAATGAATAAAGAGAAACATTCTGTATTAACTAGAGTTAGGAAACTACAATATAAATTAATTATGAATAATAGATATTAAGACTGAAAAATGCCAGATTGAATTTTCACCCTGGCACAACAAAATTATAAAAATAACTCAATGATAAGTTTCTTATTTAAACTTACAATGAGTAGTTAAGAATGAATATATAGGGCTAACCGTCTGGTATTTAGAAATTCTATTGTCGTATCCATTATTTACTCTGTGCTCTCTATGCTTTGCTGTTGTAATTATAATTTTCTCCTTCGCTCTGGATAATGCAACATAGATGGCGCAATCATTTTCAAACTTAGATTTATTATAGTTCCAAAATGCCTGATCCTCTAAGCCGATAAAAATAACTACTTTATATTCTAAACCCTTACATTTATGCACATTCATGACATGCACTGAGTTCTCAGCCTGAAACATTAAGGCTGCCTCAGAGAAAGTTTTCGTTACATCTATTGTGTAGCGTAAATGAAGTTCAAGACTGCGCCAAATCTGTCCCCAATATTCAGTAGACTTATACTGACTCCAGCGCCCAATCATTCTACTTTTGCCAAAAAAACTAATAATATCTTTAATACAAAAAATCAATAAACCAGGATTAAATTCGTCCTCTAAAATTCTTTTTTTTGACGCAATATTATCCGACAGTGATTTAATAAGAGCATCTTCTTTCTCATTACCGCGCTCAACCCTGTGTACACTAAGATATAAATCACAAAGCTTAGTATAGCTTGATAACGAACGTGATGTAAAAACCTTAAACAGTGCAGAAAATATTTGCCCTAATGGTTCTTTTAAAACATCCTGCAACTCCGACATTTCAAGATTGTTAATCCCTTTTGTCGTAAGCTTATCGCGTAGTTTTTTCGAATATTGTTCTGACTGCTGTTTAGACAATACGCAAATCTCACTTTCTTTAATGCCAGATGCGATAAAGAATTCTATTTTATCAGCAATATCGTTTGCCTCATAAATCTCATTATCATAGTGATGAATGGTACAATTATTGACAGGTCTTGTTATCGGTAAAAAATTAGTACTACCTTGTACAAAGTTAACAAAACACCTCAATACTTCCTGAATTTCATCACTGGCTCTAAAATTTTGAACTAACAATTTCCTGATAGTATCAAATTCTTTTTCATAGTCTTCAAATACTGTTTTCCTAGCACCAGCCCAAAGCATGATGCTCTGGTTAATATCGCCAACAGCTAGCAATTGTACTCCTTTATCTTTAAAAAGAAGTTTAATCAACTCATACTGATCGGAGCGCGTATCTTGAAACTCGTCAATGAAAACATGTGAGTACGTTAAAGAAAACAGATCAACAATATCTGCTCTAGCTCTTAAAATATCTAAAGCCAGACGTCTTATGAGATCAAATGACAACTTATCCTTACCGTTGCATTGCTTAGCGTTAAAAACTAAATCATAGCTATTATAAGGCCTTTGAGCCACAGGCAAGATATCTTTAAATCGGTCAACAATGCTCTTACAAAAAGCGTCAAAAGTATATGAATCAAAGCGATCGCTTTTTTGCCCACACCTTTTTATAACTCGCTCTTTTATATTCTCTTGCGCCTCTTTTTTATAAGAAAGACATAGTATGTGTTTAGGCCACATGCACTTACCCGTCTGTAATAAATAATTAGATTTCTGAGCCAAAAGTTCTGTTTTCCCCGCCCCGGCACCAGCGAGAACAGAAACAGATTGGTCACATAAGATAATATCCATCAATTCATTTGTCGGTGTAATACCTTCAGAAGGACTCCATTGATTTATCAT